TGATTGAGCTGATCCGCGAGCTGCGGATGATCCTCAAGGCAATTATCCCCGCATAAGGAGGCATACAATGGCAAGAACACTATATGACCTTGGTGACGCATTTAACGGCGTCATGGATCTAGTGCTGGATGAGACGATGGATCTGACGGTACTCGAGGAGTGTCTGCAGTCGATTGAGGCAGATATCGCTGTCAAGTGTGAGAGAGGAATCGGGCTGATCCGCAATCTTGATACGCTGCGTGAAGGAATGGAGAAGGAGTCAAAGCGGCTCTCCGAACAGGCGCGAATTCTGAAAAACCGTATTGAGTCTATCAAGGTGTGGTATCAGCGCAATCTTGACGCAATGGGAAAATCCAAGGTTACTACAACGCGCGGCACGATGGCCGTGCAGAACAATCCGCCGGCGCTGAAGATTACGGACGAGGATGCAATCCCGCTCTGCTATCTGGATCTCATTCCTGCACGCTATGAAGTGAACAAAGAAGCAGTCAAGACAGCGCTCAAGGCAGGCGAGGATGTGCCGGGCGCGCATCTGGAACAGGGAAGGAGTCTTCGCATCCGATGAACATTTTCGAGAAGATCCAGACCGTCCGCGTGGATCTCGCAAAGAACGGTCTAAAGAAAGGCAAGAAGAACGAATACGCTGGGTATGCGTACTACGAACTCGGCGACTTCCTGCCGCGCATCATGACGCTCTGCAGCGAGCATAAGATTTTCCCCGTAGTGTCCTTTACGGCAGAGACAGCAACGCTCACGGTCTATGACTGCGAGAAGCCCGAGGCAAAGGTAGAGATCACAACGCCCATGTCGACGGCACAGCTCAAGGCCTGCCATCCGGTGCAGAATCTTGGCGCGGTGCAGACGTATCTCCGGCGTTATCTCTACATCGCGATGTTTGAGATTGTGGAGTCGGACAAGATCGAGGCGGCAACGGGCAAGGATCCCGTTGCTGCGCCCCCTGCTGCACCTGCACAGAGCGCATCACCGAGCGGCCGCGCGTTCCGCTGCGACATCAATAAGCCGCCGCGCGATGAGCTCCTGCGTCTCTGGCAGTTTATGGGATGGGACACATCCACGATTGACAACTATCTCGCCACACGGGCGAAAAATATGAACACATCACAGACGCCCGCGTTCTTTCAGAAGGTCTTGCAGGAGCAGATCGAGTTCTGCATCACGGAGTCGCGCAAGGGAACACCGGGCTATGCGGGGCGGCTGTTTGATGACGGCTACCCGTTCCAATAAGAAAGGAGTATTCCAATGAATGTATCATTTTTTGGCCGACTGACCAAGGCACCCGAGGTCAAGACGAACCAGGCGGGCACGAGCTACACGACGTTCACGGTCGCAACGCAGGTGCAGTCAAAGGGGCAGGACGGCAAGGCGAAGACGCTCTTTATCGATGTGTCGGCGTTCGGCAAGCAGGGCGATACGATCGTAAAGTATTTCGGCAAGGGTAGCCGCATTGTGATCCACGGCGACATCTTCGACGCAAATGCGTGGGTCGGCAAGAATGACGGTCAGCCGCACGCAGGGATCACGGTCACGATGAGCGGCTTCGACTTCGTGGATACTCAGGCGGAGTCGGCGGCACGTCAGCAGGGCGCGGCACCGGCACAGGCACCGCCGCCCCCGCAGACTGCACCCGTACAACCTTCAGCGGGGTATGCGCCGCAGATTCCTGCACCAATGCAGACTGGTGTCGCACCATGGGCACCGCCCGCGTATGGCGCTGCACCACAGGGGGCTGTCCCCGCTGCAGCACCGCAGCCGACTCAGGGATATGCGGCGGCTCCGTATTAATGCACTATGGATATAAGTCTTAGACCATATCAACAGCAACTGATCGATGATGTTGGGTATGAGTTCTCAGAGGGGCGGCGGCGCGTGTGCGCTGTTGCGCCCTGCGGCGCGGGCAAGACAATTATGACGGCATGGATGGCGCTCGGCACCGCACTTTCGGGGCGGCGCGCTGTTTTCATGGTACATCGGCAAGAACTTATTGAACAGACCTCTGCGACATTCTCCGCGATGGGGATTCGTCATGGTCTGATTGCAGCCGGAGCGGCGAAGGAATATGACATTCCGGTACAGATTGCATCTGTCCAGACACTTATTCACCGGCTGCCGCAGGTGCAAGCACCCGATCTCCTGATTTGTGACGAGTGCCACCATATCGTTGCCAATACCTACCGTAAGATTATCGATCAGTTTGCGTCCTCCTATGTTCTCGGCGTGACCGCGACACCGGAGCGGATTGGCGGGCAGGGGCTCGGTGAGATATTCGAGTCTCTTGTCCTCGGTCCTACGACTGCCGAACTTATTGCGGCCGGCAATCTGACACCATATGACTACTATGCGCCGCCATCGAAGTTTGACCCTGCTGCAGCGCATGTGCGTTTTGGAGAGTACGTCAAGGGCGACCTCATCAGTCAGATGGACGATGCCGATGTGATCGGCGACATTGTGAAGAATTACCAGAATCTCGCCGCGGGGAAACGCGCCATCTGTTACTGCATCAACAGGGCGCACAGCGAGCATGTTGCGGAATCGTTTCGCGCAGCGGGTATCCCTGCAGCACATATCGACGGAGAGACATACATAGCCGTCCGCGTGCGTACCATCGAAGATTTTCGCATAGGAAAGATTCAGATTCTATGCAACGCGGAACTTCTCGGCGAGGGCTTTGACGTTCCGGCAATGGAGGCCGTTATTCTTGCACGGCCAACGGCATCGCTCACGCTCTACATCCAGCAGAGCATGCGTCCGCTGCGGCCGGATCCCAACAATCCCGAAAAGCGTGCCGTCATTATTGACCATGTTGGCAATGTATTTCGGCATGGTATGCCCGATGAGGATCGTGAATGGTCACTTGAGACCAGAAAAAAGAAACCGCGTGCGATGGCAATCAAGATATGTCCGACCTGTTATACGGCGGTGCCGAGCACAGCGCGCACCTGCCCCTGCGGCCACGTGTTCAGCGGCACGCAGGAGGAGCGCACGATTACCGAAAAAGAGGGCGCACTCACGAAGATTGAGGAGATCCGCCGGAAGAAACGGCGGCAGGAGGTTGGCATGGCGCGCAGCGTCGCAGACCTCACTGCGATTGCGCTGCGGCGCGGCTACTCACTGCGCTGGGTAAGCCGGATGGCAGACATGAAACGACTGAGGGGATAACATGAATAAATCAGAGCATGATATACAGAATGAGATCCGCGTTGCGATCGGTGCCGAGCAGTCGGCCACGCTTTTCCGTGCGAATGTTGGAGAGGCGTGGACGGGAACGCTTGCAGCGAACAATCTGAACCGCGTCATCATCGAGGATGCGCGGCGTTTTCGGAGTGGTTTGCCGATCGGCTTTCCGGATCTCTTCGGGTTTCGGACGATCGAGATCACGCCCGAGATGATCGGACAGAAGGTCGCCGTCTTTGCCTTTATTGAGGTCAAAAAGCCTGGCGGACGCACGAGCAAAGCGCAGGAGAAGATGCACACATTCTTACGCAATGCGGGCGCAGTTGGCGGCGTGGCACGCTCTGCCAAGGAGGCAATCGAACTCCTGCAGCAGATATGAACCTGGATCTGGTTGAAAGGAGGTGAGCGTCATCGACACAATAGAATTTTTCCAAGCACTCTATCCGGAGGAAACGGAGGGACATACATACCTTTGGACGATGCCGGACAAACGAACGCAGGTGTTTTCCTGCGCAGCGCATGCTGACACCGCGCAGGCGGCACAAAAAGCAAGTGATGCGGGCAAGGATGTCTATTTTTCCGTTGGCGTGTCTGAGCGGCTGTTTCGGGCGCATGAACGAGCAAAGAGTGCGGATATTGTCGCCATTCCTGCCCTCTGGGTGGATATCGACATCGCAGGCGATGCGCATGCGGCGAAGGCCCTGCCGCCGGACTATATATCGGCACGAGCATTGTTGCCTGAGATGCTGGATCCGTCGATCGTTGTCCACAGCGGACATGGAATCCATGCGTATTATCTCTTTCGTGAACTTCTCGATACGCGCACGGATGAGGAGCGGAGTGCTGCAGAAGAACTCCTACGGCGGCTCCAGGGTGCTGTGCGTGCACGTGCAGCAGAGCACGGCTGGCATGTGGATAGCGTGCCCGATCTCTGCCGTGTCCTGCGCGTCCCGGGGTCGCTGAACCGCAAGGGTGGCGATGCGGTGCCCTGCATGATTGCGGAGTACTCCGAGGGGCTGCGCTACAACCCGGAGGATTTCGATGTGCTGCCCGAGGTACAGGAGATCAGCAGGGCGGAGCGTGCGGAGAAATTCGAGCGCCGCCCGACGGACGGGGATGCGCGGTTGATGCTTGCGAACTGTACGTTCCTCCAGTACTTTCAGCAGAACTATAGGACACTCCCAGAGCCTGTCTGGAAGGCGGCGTGTACGAACCTCATGCGCGGCGTGGGCGGCGAGGAGATCATCCTGCCGCTCGTGCGCGATTGGCTTGGAGCAAAGTACAACGAAGCCGATACACGCAAGAAGCTCGCGCACTATCTGCATGAATGCACGCCGCAGACCTGCGCGCATATCCAATCAGAGCTGGGCTTTTGCGGTTGTGCGGACTGTCCCAGCGTCAAGTCGCCCTGTGCGTGGTCGCTCGGCAAAGTGCCGCAGGCAATCGCAAAGCTCCGCGAGATCGCGTTGCCGAATGCGGAGAATACGCTGAATGAGGAAACGATCGGGGCGCTTGCGCTCGTGAAGCAGGAAAGCGGTCTCGAATATGCGCGCTTCAAGGAGCGGTGCAAGGGAAATGTCAATCTGAACGACCTGCAGCGCGAGGTGAAACGTGCACAGGCGGCGCAAGCGGGGCTGTCCGTCCTTGAGGGCGGCGCACTCGCGCCGGGGCAGCGCCTCGGTGATGTGACGACGCGCACATTCGTGCCGGACACGCCGCTTGATCTTGCCATACCCGCCAACTTTGCCTACGGCGCGGACGGCGTTTATGAGGTGCGCATGACGGAAATGGGGCAGGTGCAGCGGCTCGCCGCAGGAACGCCCGTCATCATCTCCGAGAAACAGTACAACATCGACACACAGATGGAGAAGATCGAGCTTTCGTTTCGCTATTACAATCATTGGGTGCGTACGGTCTGCAAACGATCAGAAGCGTTTTCTGCGCGCGGCATTATCGCGCTCACCGATCGTGGGCTGAACACCTCAAGCGAGTCGGCAAAATACCTTGTGAAATATTTGCAGGCGCTCGAGGCGGCCAATCCACACATCCCGCTCGTTCATGCGGTGTCAAAGATCGGCTGGCGGCCGTATGCGCTGAACGAGTTTGTAATCCCATCATCGAGCAAGTACCGCGTGGATATGGACGATGATGGCGAGCTTACCGTTGCCTTTACGCAGCGCGGAACGCTCAAAGAGTGGCAGGAGGCGGCGCAGGAGATACGCAAACACACTTTTGCGCGCTTTGTCCTTGCGGCATCGTTCGCGACACCATTGCTGTGCATCTGCAAGAACCGCAACTTCATGATTTATTTCTGGGGTACGTCGGGCGGCGGCAAGACGGCAGCGCAGCGATTTGCGCTTACGGTCTGGGGCAATCCGACACGGCTGATGAAGTCGTTCTATGGGACGACGAACGGTCTTGAGCGTGCCGCCGAGTACAGCAATGATTTCCCGCTCGTCATCAACGAGCGGCAGGTCATGATGGGGAACAATAAGCAGGAAGCACTGGAGAGTCTCGTCTATATGCTCGAGGGCGGGCATGGCAAGGTGCGTGCGAGTAAGTCCGGCATCCGAAAGACGGCGACGTGGCGCACGATCGCAATGGCATCGGGAGAAGAACCGCTCTCCAAGGAGAGCAGCATACAGGGCGTCAAGACGCGCCTCATTGAGCTGAACACCTATCCGGTGCTGCCGGAGGAAACGGCGAAGCTGGTCTATACCATCGACGAGGAGCAGCACGGGACGGCGGGCAGGGCGTTCATCGAGCGTCTCCTCCAGGATGCAGGGACAGAGTACGCGGAGATTCTGGCGGCGCGGCAGGCGCTGATCACGCGCCTCAGAGAGGACTATCCCGATCATTTCGAGCCGCATATCGACAATGTGGCGACAGTCGCCATCGCGGATATGCTGGCGAGTATGTGGCTGTTCGGCGAGTCGCCCGAGGCGGCGCAGCAGGGCGCCTATGATATGGCAATTGCCATTATGGGCGAACAGGCAACCAAGCAGGAAATCTCCGATACGCGTCGTGCGTGGGATTTTGTGGATGAGTGGATTGTCAGTAACTGGCAGCATTTCAGCAACGACAATGGATACGACTCACGTGCCAAGCTATCACCGGAATACGGGTTCATCCGCAGTGGATATGTCAATGTGTACCCGATGTATCTGCGTGCGGCACTCGATGATGCGGGCTTTTCGTCGAATAAGTTTCTCAAGGAGTTTGTTGAAAGCGGGCTGATCTGTTCGACACCGGAAAAGGGCAAACGCCGATTCACAAAGCGAGTCAGTTATGGAGGTGCAAAGATCCATGTGATACAAATTCCGCAAACCGTTGAACAGCCGCTATAGGTTTACGGGAACTATGGGAACTTTGCGGGAACCGCCGTGGGAACCGAAAAAATCCAGTAATTTCAAGGGGTTAGGTCATATATATAAGAGAGTTCCCTTAGTTCCCTCATATTATATATATACTATGTAACCACCCTTACCATGATATATAGGGTATAGGGGGGTATAAAAAGTTTATATATATATGTCAAAATCCGCGGGAACTTTGGGAACCATTGCCCCTAGAGCCTTGTGGCTCTAAGGAAAGTGCGGTACCCGCAAGCCTAAAAAATCGCGGGTACCGTGAGGGTACTGCACATTTTCGCGGGAACACTTTCAGATTCGGAGGTGATTTTATGGGCTATTTCGAACATGTGAAGCCAAAAGCAGAGGCGCAGTCGAATCCATCGGAGGTAAGTCCTTATATATCCATGATTGAACGTGTAGAACAACGCGCTTATGCAATGCTTGAACGTGAGGAGCAGCGGACAACGAACTATGCGTGCGTGGATCCGTCCGCAGATATTTCGCCGACGGACTCGGAACTCTGGATTATCGTGCTCAGCAAGGCGCGTGAGATCGACAAGGAATTTTATGCGCGGCTCTATTACATGCGAGGCGGCGGAACGCAGCTGGTGCGAAATGAACGCTGGGGTTATGTGCTGCGTCCAATTATCACGGGTGATAACGCAACTGGATGGCTGAGCCTTGCACAGTACGAGGAGGAAAAGCGCTGTCTGGATGGATATGTGCAGCAGCTGATTAGTATTTTGCGATTGGTCGCATACGATGGCGCTGCATAAGAGCAACGCCAGAAGGAGAATAGAAATGACTGAACAGAAATATCCGCAGAGTCCGGAACGGAATGAGTACAGGTACGTCGATTTTGCCTGACTAGATGAGATCGCCGAGGGGTTGACCGCAGGTGCGGAAAAACATCCGGGCGAGACATGGCGAAGTATCCCCGCGGAGGAGCATGCAGCGCGTGCGCTACGGCATCTGGCTATGTGGCTGGCGGGTGATCGGAGCGACAATCACATCATCAACGCGAGTATGCGCTGCATGATGGCGCGGGCGATGGAGCGTGAGGGAGGAAAAGAATGACAGCTAAAGAATATCTGAGACGTATCCGCGATGCTGAGAGTGATCTGCGGAGCGCAGAGCTGGATTACCAGCGTGCAAGAGACGATGTGATAAATCTCAAGGCGATTGAATACGATAAGGACAAGGTTAGCAACTCACACATCGGTGATCTTTCGGATGCGATCGCAGCACTTGAGAAATACGCTGAGCGGGTCAACGCGAAATGGGATGAGCTGATTACCATGCGCGAGGAGGCGAAAGAGCGGATTGGAGAGATCGCGGATGGGCGTTATCGCGAGGTGCTGTATCGCCGCTATTTGCAGGGCGAATCGTGGGAGTATATTGCGGTAGGGATGGGATATGCGTTCCGAACGGTGACGTGGCTGCATGGGAGGGCATTGGGGCAATTTAAGGTACCGGAAAAGTTTGCCTAGAATTGCCTATATGACCTGTGCTATAGTATAGCCTGGAAAGAGAAGATGCTGAGGCAGATTCTCGGAGGGCACAGCTGCGGCAGTGCCCTTTTTGCATGCGTGAAATATAAATTTTGGCGATTTTTTATAGGTCGTCGGTAGGAGATATAAATTTTTAAAGGCAGGTGGTGAGCGTGTAGGTGGCGAACGAGCAGAATCTGATTCCTGGGTCGGCCCGAAGCCAGAGTGAATCTAGAGAGAACGGGAGAAAGGGCGGCATTAAGAGCGGTGAGTCCCGACGCCGCAAGAAAGCGCTGCGCACGGCGCTCAAGGAGGCGATTTCGCTCACACTGAAAGACCTCCATCCAGATCTCAAGAACGGGATCATGCGCGCGGCGCGCATCCGTGACGACGGCCTTACGATCGGTGACGCGGTGCTTGGCAGCATCGTCCGGAGCGCCTGCGCAGGAGATCCCAAAATGATGAAGATCCTACTGGACACCATCGGCGAGAGCGCTGACATCCGTCTCCACGAGCGCGAAGTCAAGCTGAAAGAGAAAGCCCTTGACAAGGAACGGACGGAGAGAGCGTCGCCGATCACGTTTGTATTCGAGAGAGGTGATGCGGATGAGTGAGCGGGTTGTCAATGTTGCGGAGCTGATAGCATCGAGCTTTGATAATTTGTTCTACGATGTGCAGGAGCATCGTTATACGCACTATTGGCTTGCAGGCGGGCGCGGATCCACAAAGTCGAGCTTTGCATCGCTCTCTATCCTGCTCGGCCTCCTGCAGAATCCGCTTTGTCATGTGGTCGTGCTGCGCAAAGTCGCGAATACGCTGCGCAACAGTGTCTATAATCAAGTGGACTGGGCAATCAACGCGCTGGGCTTATCCGATGCATTTGCGGCACGGGTGAGCCCTTTGTCATTTGAGTACAAGAGCACCGGGCAGAAAATTCTTTTCCTCGGTGTCGATGACCGAAACAAGGTCAAGTCACTCAAGCTGCCATTCGGGTACGTTGGTATCGTGTGGATTGAGGAGCTCGACCAATTTACGGGCATGGAGGAGATTCGGAGTCTTTTGCAGTCGCTCTTGCGCGGCGGCGAGCGGTACTGGGTATACTATTCGTACAATCCGCCTAAAAGCCGTAACAACTGGGTCAATGAAGAAGCACTATTCGATCGCGATGATCGCGTTGTGCATCGTTCCACCTATCGGGACGTACCGCAGGCGTGGCTTGGAGAGCAGTTCATCGCGGAGGCGGAGCGGCTCAAAGAAAAGAATGAGACGTTGTATCGGCACGAATACCTCGGCGAGGTCACGGGCACGGGCGGCAGCGTATTTGATAACGTCGAGGGCGTGGAGCTGAGCGATGCGGATGTGGCAAAGTTCGACCGCCGCTACTTTGGCCTTGACTTCGGCTTTGCGGTCGACCCGCTGGCCTTTGTTGCGATGCACTATGACGCCAAACACGAGGATTTATACATTTTCGACGAAATCTATGAGCAGCGGCTGAACAACGCCCAGGCAGCGCGGAAGATTCTGCCGCGTCTCTACGGGCATCACCTGACCGCGGATTCGGCGGAGCCTAAGAGCATCGCGGAGATGCGCAGCCTCGGGCTCAATGTGCAGGCGGCACGCAAGGGGCCTGATTCCGTTGATTACGGTATCCACTGGCTGCAGGGGCGCAGACGCATCTACATCGACAAGCGACGCGCACCGAACACCTATCGCGAATTTGTCGGGTACGAGTACGAGCGTAATCGGGACGGGCAATTCATCAGCGCGTATCCGGACAAGGACAACCACGCGATTGACGCGGTGCGCTACGGCACGGAACAACTCGCGGCAGGAGAGCGCATCAAGGCGCGCCGCGCAAATATCTACTGAGGAGGGGCACGATTGGACATCAACGCAATGGCAGAGACTTATCAGCTTCTGCGCGATGCATACTATGGCGATGGGCAGTTTAAGGACGGCGGGGCACTGGTGCGGCATGCCCGTGAGAGTGCCGAGAATTATGCCAAGCGCAAAAAGCTCGCGTACTACCTCAACTACACGGGACCGATTGTCAACGCATCTGTGGATCCGATCTTTCGCAACGAGATCAAGCGCGAATATACGGACACTGCAAAATTCAAGGTGTTTCTGGACGATGCGGATCGCACGGGCGCAGACCTGCAGAACTACATTCGCCGCCTCGCCGTTATGGCGAAGCTCTATGGCGTTGTCTACGTCATCGTCAACAACGAGCCGGAGATCGGCGAGACCGTGCAGGATAGTCTCGATAAGCGTGCGCTGCCGTATCTTGCGCACGTGCTGCCGAGCGAGGTCACGCATTGGCGCTTTGACGACCACGGCCGCATGGTCGAGTTTGGGTATCAGAGCACCATCAAGGACTCGGAGGATAAGACCAAGACGCGGTATTACACCTGGACCGAAACAGCGTGGGCCGTTGCGGACGAAAACAAGCAGATCATCCGGCAGGGGGAGCACGGCCTTGGGCGTCTCCCAGTCGTGCAGTGGTTCGGGCGCAGTAATGACCCGATGGAGGCGCTGCCGCCACCGGAGTTTTTGTCTGTCGCACAGACGAACTATTACGTCTATCAGCTGTGCAGCTGGCACACGCAGATACTGCAGAATCAAACGTTTAGTATTTTGGTTATGCCAGACAACGGCGCGACGGATATCACAATCGGCACGAACAACGTGCTCACCTATCCACCGGAGAGTCAGCATCCGCCGAGTTACATATCGCCGGATGCGGCTCCTGCGCAGGTGCTGACCGATCAGATCGACCGACTCATCGGGGAGATGTACCGCATGAGCGGTATCGACTCAGTCATCGGCGTGCAGACGGCGAAATCCGGCGTTGCGCGTCAGTGGGACTTCGAGCGGACGAATCAACGGCTCGTCGATTTTGCGATCCAGTGCGAGGAGGCCGAAAAGGCAATCGTCGCACTGTATGAGGCATGGACGGGAGAAGCGATCGGCTACATCTGCGAATATCCGCGCGACTTCAAAATTTCGGATGTTGCGGACGGGCTTGCGCAGGCACAGGCGGCGCTTGACCTTGGGCTTGACAGCAAAACATATCAAGTGGAGGTTGCGCGCAAAGTGCTCGAAGCATACCTGCCGAATCTCGAGCCCGCGACGTATGACGCGATCATCAGCGAGCTCGAAGCCGCGGCCGCCGTTATAGAGCAGACGCAGACCTACGGAGACGAGGAAGATGAGACAGACAGCGACGCGGGCGGAGATAGACGCATTTGAGCGGCGCATCCGTGCGCTGATCGCGGAGGGCTACGCTGTGCCGTTCGCGGTACGGCAAGCATATCGCGAATATCGGGTCATGCGCGTGCTGTTTGGCGAGTTGATCGATCAAATACGTGCAGAGGCGGAGCGCGGATATGGCGAGGCGCTGCCGCGGGGCATCACAGATCGCCTGTTTACGCAGTCGTGGACGCCCGACGGTCTGACACTCTCGGAGCGTACAACGCGCGGAGGAATCCTTGTACGGGAGCTGGTCGCTCGGACGATCTCGGAGCAGATCAAAAAGAGTGCCACATACCGACAGGCGAGCCTTGCGATCTTCGACGGGTACCAGGAAGCGGGCATTATCCCGACACAGTCCCTTCCGAAATTCCAGCAGGACTTGACGCAGGTTGCTCGTCGTGCAGGTGTCTCGCGCGGCGAGATATTGGCCGCGCTAAAGCCCATTCGTCGGCAGATTGCAAAGGGCACAACCGCTGGCATGCGTGCAGCATATTCGCAACTTGTCGATGCGCTCGAAGATCAAAACGAAAAAGCGCTGAATAAAGCGATATATGCTGCCACGCAGGAGCGGACGCGCTACTTCGCCGATCGCATTGCACGGACGGAGATGGCGCGGGCGTACCAAGATGGTTTTTTGCTTAAATGGGATAACAACGACGACTGCATCGCCTATCAGTGGCGACTCTCGGGGAGGCATCCGCGTTATGACATCTGCGATCTATACGCCAAAGCGAATCTCTACGGCATGGGGTCGGGGATATTTCCGAAGGACAAGGTGCCGCGTTTGCCGGCGCACCCGCACTGTATGTGCTTCCTGAAGCCCGTTATCCGCGGGACGATCGACAACGAAATGCCGATTGACCGTGTCGAAGAGGGCGGCAGGGAGTATCTTGACAGCGTCAGCCTGCATCATCGGCAGATGCTCCTTGGCATATATGGGGAGAAGGCCGTGCGGGCAGGTGACAGCTGGACAGCAAAGGCGCGGGGGTACAGCGGCGCAAAGCTGAAAGGGCGGCTTGAAAATATCCCAGAATCCTTGAAATCCTTCCTGCACGATGGTAAAATAAACATAGAGGACTTTGCGCGGCGCTTGCCAGGAGAAACAGCGGAAGCCCATGAACAGCGAGTATGGAACTTTATTCGCTCTCCGTTTTGTACGAAAGAGTTTACAACACGGCAAGAGCTGCATACCAAGTCAAGTAAGCTGTACCAGGAGGGGCGGAGCTATTACGAGGAGCTTATCCCTTTGCCGCAAATTGTTGAGGCCATGCATCAGGGGGCTCTTGGCAAAACAAGGCAGGGAGATTGGAATAAAAAGGTACTAATCGAGCACAAAGGGCTGATAGGTCACGTCCTTGTCGGTGGCACCGAGTTGCTGACCGAGCAATCGACCGTACACGTTGGCAATAAGGGGATACATTGTGTTCCGAGGAGGGGAGAGATATGAGTTTGACTATGGCCGGACTGCATAAGGAGTACGGCGCTTTGGGCGGGCAGGTCTTGCAGGTCGTTGACACTGATGGCAAGATATATCAAGGCATCTGTGTTGATGAGGAGTTTATCCCAAACTGCGACACGCTCGCCGAGGAATCGGTCACGATTAAAAATGAGTCCGGGGAATGTATAGAGCTTCTTTTATCAGAGATTGAGAAGATCAACGTTCGCTAAAACCGCTTACAGACAATGTAGGCGGTTTTTTCATGCCCTCCGTGCTTGACGGCAGGGCATTTTTTATGCGCGGGATTGAGACCCGCGAAGTTATTTTGCACAGGAGGCAGACAACATGGAACTCAAAGAGGTATATGCAGCACTGGAGGCTGCAGAAAACGGCGCGGCGATGGTGGAGACCATCAAAAGCGAGCTGGCGGGCGTCCGGAAGGAGGCGGCAGATGCACGCATCGCCAAGAACAGGGCAGAAGAGGAGCTGACCGGGCTCAAAAAGCAGCACGGGGAACTCGAATCGAAGCACAAGGAGTTGGAGACGCAGCTCGGCGCCGCTCGGGAGGAGGGCGCAGGTGCACAGACCGAAATGCAGAAACTGCAGGGGCAGATCGCAGATCTTGCTAAAAAGTATGAGGCCGCCGAGACGGCACGCAAGACCGCTGAGGAAAAGCGCGTACAGGCGGACATCATGGCGCAGACGGTTGATGCTCTCACAAAGGCGAATGCCGTTGACCCGCAGGAGTTTGCAAAATTGGTCGTTCCGAATATCAAGGTCACCGAGGATGGTGCATACTGCTATACCAAGGCAGACGGTACGCAGGGAAGCATTGCGGACTGTGCTGCAGAATGGCTCGACGGAAAAGCGTGGGCGATTAAGGATATGCAGAGGCGCGGCAGCGGTGACGGCAGGTCACAGGATAACGGCGCGGGCGGAACGCTGGAAGAGCAGATTGCCGCCTCGCTCGGAGGTTAAACAGAAAGAGGTAATAACACATGGCAATCAATACGCTTGAGATGGCGAAACTCTATCAGAAAAAGCTCGATGAGCGGATGATCGTGGATGCTACATCCGGCTGGATGGAGGCGAACGCTACAAACGTACAGTATGACGGCGGCGATACCGTTCGCATGCCGTCCATCTCCACGTCCGGACTCGCGGATTACAGCCGCGACAACGGCTTCAATCGCGGCGCGGTGACGCTCTCCTACAAGGACTACACGCTCACCAAGGACCGCGGCCGCACGTTCCATCTCGATGCGATGGACGTCAACGAGAGCAACTTCATCGCGACGGCTGGTGCTGTCATGGGCGAGTTTCAGCGAACGCAGGTCGCGACGGAGATTGACGCCTACCGCTACTCGCGCATCGCAGCACTTGCCAAGGGCGCATCGCATGAGTCGGCGGCATTTACGCCGAGCAAAGACAACATTCTCGGCAAGCTCGATGAGGAGATTGCAAAAATCCAGGATATTGTCGGCGAAAGCGAGCCGCTGGTAATTATTATGCCAATCCCTGTACGCACCATCCTCAATAACGCGAAGGATGTGACGCGGTATCTCGATGTTGCGGACTTCAAGGCAGGTGAAGTGAGCACAAAGGTTAAGACCTATAACGAGATTCCGATCCTCTCCGTCCCCTCCGATCGCATGAAGACAGCATATGTCTTTGCAGACGGCAAGACGACAGGACAGGAAGCGGGCGGATTTAAGCCAGATACCGGAGCCAAGTCGATCAACTGGATCATCATGGCGCGCAAAGCGCCGATCGCAATCTCCAAGACAGATAAGATTCGCGTTTTTGACCCTAATACGAACCAGGCAGCGGATGCGTGGAAGCTTGATTACCGCAAATTCCACGATATCTGGATCCCGAGCAACAAGCTCGCGGGCGTCTGGGTCAACACGGGCGCATAAGGAGGATTATGATGACAAGACTTGTACGGCTGAATGAGGTCCAGTACTCCGAAACGGAGGAGCGGACAGCAGAGCTGATGGCGCAGGGCTTTGAGCCCGAGCCGCTCGAAGCAGAGGCGCCTAAGGTCAAGAAACCTGAGGAGCCGAAGGACAAGGAGCCTAAGGAGCCCAAGCCCGGCAAAGGCAAGAGCAAGAAGACGGATGAGGGCGGTGCGGAAGACAATCCGAACCCCGAGGGTAATGAGCAGCATTGACGCGTTCCGGCGTAATCTCCGACTTGCTGTCGAGGCAAGTGCGATCGAGGTTGCGACGACTGCAAAGATGCAGCATCGCTACAAACAGCAAAACGGTCGTCTCAAAGATGCAGTGCAGACTGCAATCAATGACGACGGAATGGAGGGGCGCGTGTACCTTGATGGTAATATCGCGCCCTATGCTGTTTTCATCCATGAGGGCATTCGCCCCCATGACATCTTTCCAAAACGACGGAAGGCGCTGCGCTGGGTGGACGGGAATAAATTTCTGTTCGCAAAGCGCGTTCGGTTCCCGGGGTGGGCTGCGGATCCGTTTTTGTATGATGCGCTCGAATCCAACGAAAAGACAATCGTCTCTATTTTTGACCGCTACACGGAGCGGGCCCTGCGGGAGGTGGAGGATGCTATTGCAAGCAGACGCATTACGCGATAAGGACGAACTGCTCGGCACGTCTGTAACAGACGCGCTGATCAGCGAGGCGGAGGAGTATCTGCGCGCTGCGGCCGCAGGTCTCGGCGTTACATGGGAGGCTGTGCAGCCGACCTACTATGTGCGGCGTTTCCTCACGGTCTACGTGTTTCGTGAGCTGTGCATACGCAAGAGCTACACGGGGGCACAGGCATGGGGAAGCGGCGCTGCTGATGATAAGGATAGCTACGCCGGGAAGTATAGTTTCTATCGCGATGAGTTCAAACGCCTTGAGGCATCCATAACCGCAGCAGCGCTCACGGGCGAAGCGGTTAGCCGTGGCTATGGCAGCGTCGCACTCTATCGGGGGTGATTGTATGCTGTGGCTGAGTGTACTGGAGAGCCTGCGAGACCATCTGCGTGCGGCGAAGATCGCCGACGATGTGATCCTCGGCGGGTACAATCCGCGTAATGTACGCCCCAACCCGAAGGGGAAGGGGCTTATCTATTTGATGCGCGATCGCGAGCGCTCGGCGAGTGAAGACCTTGTGCAGAACACGAGTGTCCAGATCAGTCTTGATACATGGGTGCAGTCAGACGACAAGAACCTGACTGTGGGATACGAGATGCTTGCGCGACTTGAAAATGCGGTCATGGATGCGCTGCGGCGCTATGAAAAGACAGTGACATGGATAGCAGACGGTGTGCAGCTCTTGCAGCTGCGGATTACCGAGACGGCGAGCGACGGGGACAGCGTACGTCCCCTCGTCGGCAGTCGTTGTGCCATCGAGGTCATTGTCTATGAGGAAAAATAACAGGAGGTAGTATATGGCAACACAACAGGCACGCGGCTATAAATCCGCGATGACCATCGACTATGAAGCCTCGTTCGGGGTTGCTCCCGGGACGAAGAAAGGCGTCGTCCTGCCGATGAACAGCAATGATCTGTCAAAGGCGCAGACGCTGATCGAGTCGGATACAATCACGAATACGCGAAACGATACGCAGCCGGCACTTGGCCGCGTGAGTGTCGACGGCGACATCGAAATGCCGGCGGACTACATGTCCTCGGGTTACATGCTCAAGGCGCTCTTCGGCGATCCTAAAACGACGGGCACTACGCCGAATAAGACACACGTCTTTACGGTCAAGGATACGCAGCCGTCCATTATCGTCGAAAAAGCATTTCCGGATCTCAATAAGTATGTCCGTTACAAGGGCGTCAAGATCAATACGTTCTCCGTCGACTACGGGCAAGATAACGAAATGACGTTCAAATACAGTGTCATGGGGGCGTCGCGCGAGCAGGACTCTGCGGCGTATGACAGCGCGGCCAAAGCGTCAAAGCTCCTGCGCATCGCGCAGAACCATGCGTATGTTAAGATCGACGGCGCGGAAAGCCGCATCGTCAAGGAGGGCTCGCTTGAGATCAACGCGAACCTCGACGGTGATCAGTATGTTGTTGGCGGCGGAGGTCTCCGTGGGGACATTCCCGAGGGATTGATGAAGGTCTCGGGCAGTCTCAAGGCGCTCTTTACGTCGACCGAGTGGATGGATAAGGCCGATACGGGTGCAGCCGTCGCTATGGAGATCGGATTCAAACTCGATGAGAACACGTCGCTCGTCTTTGCGATGCCGACGGTGCAGTTCGAGCCGTTCGACGCGCAGATCTCGGGACCTGCGGGCGTCGTGGTTGATGTGAAGTGGCGGGCATTCTCCGCGGACGGTAAGAGCATCGTGACAGTGACACTTAAGAATCAGCAGGAAGCATACTAAGCAGGAGGTAGTAACACATGGCAGACGAAAAGAAGCATATTATCCAGATCCGCTCCCTCACGGTGAAAGAAATGCGGGAGCTGCGCAAAGCGGGGTATGACCCCGCTTTTGCGGATAAGGAGGACAGCGCCGCCGTGACTACGGGGATGGTTGATTGGATCCTCGATAACGTCTACGAGGATCAGATCACGGACGACATGCCGTACAGTGAGGCATTCCGCGTTGCGACGGACACTTACGCCCTGACGTACGGTCGGGAGACCGAGGAAAAAAACTAGAGGCCGTCTATCGGTGGGAGCTGTCGGACGCTCCGGAATACTGCGCATCATGTCATGAGCTATACGCGCAGGAGGGGCAGAACCCTCCCTGTTCTGGTTGCGAGTACGAGCGGCCGGCACTGATGGATGGAAATAGAGAAGCGTGGTATCTGTGGAGGCATACGCAGACACAGCTGCGCACGTCGTTCGCGGGTGTAGTCGGACTGGACTACACCGCGCTGCGGCAGGTGGCCGAGGTCTTGGGGATTGACTTAGATCTTGCCATGCTGCATAAAGTGCAGACGCTTGAGGGTGTAATGCTGCAGGAGGTGAGTAAGAAGAATGGCAAATAAAGAGATCTCCGTCGCGATACGGGCGCGGGACTATGCAACGGCGGCATTTGAGCGTGTGCGCCAGACGGTCGCATCGATCAAAGATCAGACGATCAACGTGCGGGCGAATACAGGCACAGCACAGGCGGCCGTGCAGAGCGTCAGGGATAAGATTGCGGGGATCCGTGACAAGGTTGTCAATGTCCGAGTAAATACGACCGGCGCGGAGGCGAATGTTGCGGGCGTGAGCAACTCGCTCACGGAATTTGCCACAAAGGCGGGACTTGCTGCGATTGCAGTGACCGCCCTGCAGTCGGCGCTCTCTGCGGGCAAGTCTGCCTTTGTCGATTATAACGCTGAGCTCGAGCAGACGCGCGTTGCATTCACGTCGATGCTCGGCTCTGCGGACCAGGCGAATACTATGATCGCAAACCTGCAGAAATTTGCAGCGGAAACGCCATTTGAGATGCCTGGCGTACGGGATGCCGCGCAGCAGCTCCTTGCGTTTGGATATGATGCCAACGAAATCATTCCAACGCTCACAGCACTCGGCAATGCCGCCTCTGGACTTGGACGTGGGCAGGATGGATTTAATCATCTGGCCTTTGTTTTTGGGCAGATCCGGACGACGGGTCAGCTCATGGGGCAGGATGTTATGCAGCTTGCTCAGCTCGGTGTCCCGGTCAAGGACATCCTCGCGAAGAACCTGGGACTGACGAAGGAGGAGCTTGCCCGCATCGGTGAGCAGGGGATTGACGCGGATATCGCAATCAAAGCCCTCATCGACGGCATGAACGAGCGTTTTCCCGAGATGATGAAGAAGCAGTCAGAGACGTTCGAGGGCGTGCTCTCGAACATCAAGGACAATCTCGGTCAGGCGTTCGGGCTCTCCGGACTTCCGATCTTCGAGGAGGCAAAGACGATGCTCCTCGAGATCAAGAACATCACGGATACGATGCTCGCAAACGTGCAGGGCGGGAAAAGCATCTTTGCGGGCATTCTTCCGGATGATCTGATCGAGAAGGTATCCGCATTCGGGGAGAATGTAAAGAAGGCATTTTCCGGGCTCAAACCACTCGCAGACACGTTCCTGTGGTCGATGGGAAGGCTTGCGGATATCCTGCTCGATGTGGGGAATATTGCGCTCACGGCACTGCGCCCCATCATCCCGATTCTCGCGACGATACAGCGCGCTGTCTACGGCGCAATCGGCGTGATCGCGAGCGTGCTCGATACCGTCCTTGACGTCGTGCTGACCGTGCAGACCAATGTCGCGGATTCGTGGGACTATATCTATGACATCACTGCTGATCTCTGGAACGACGCGACGGAGATTGTCGGGGATTTCTGTACGGCGGCGATTGAGTTCATCGCGGGCGTTGTCGCAAAGATTGATGAAATAGTCTCTCCAGTGGTTGATATTTTCGCCGATGCTTTTCAAGCGGCAGCGGATTTCGTCTATGACGCAATGGAGACTGCTACGGGGTACGTGAGAAACTTCATCGCATGGGTAGAGGAGGCGATCGCTGCCGTCAAGGAGCTTGCCATTGTCAAGGCTGCTTCGGATCTGATTGGCTCGGCGTCCGACTCAGTGGAGGTTATACGCGCGCGTGGTCGTGCATATCTTGGTACAGAGAGCGGTGGATCGGCGCGTGTGTTTGCGGGGGACATGGACGGCGACTTTGACACACATTATCGCCGCCCTAGAAGTGCACCGTCCTATACGAGAGCCCCAAAAGGCGGCGGTGCAGCGCGTGGCTCCTCCCGTTCTGGCATCGACGCTGCCGCGCGCGAGGCGCAGCGTCTCGCGGAGAAGGTCAAGAATCTCACGGAAAAGGTCCAGCAGAGCGTCACATCCCTCGCACATGATATCACAAGTGAAGTCGGCACTGCTTACGAGAAAGGCATGGATGCGCTTCATCAGAAGATGGAGCAGATGCAGACACAGATCAAGGAGGCGTCCGATCTCGGCATCGATACGACGGCGCTGCGTGCAAAACTCGACGAATACGCCAACGTTATCAAAGAGAAGGTGACGAAAGCATGGCGCGAAGCGAATGAAGACCTGCGCAATGAGACTGCACTCACATGGGCGCAGGTGAATAAGGACGTACGAGCGGAGGCAGAGGCAACGTACCAGATCGGCGTGACAAAGCTCAACCGCGAGAAAGAGAACCGGCTGAAAGAGGTCGCTATGATACAGGACTCCGCGGAGGCACGTGTCGCCGTAGAACAGTGGGCGGCTGCCGAGATGGCAAAGCTCGACCAACAGCGCATCGAGGCGCTGCGCAAGTCTCCGCAGACAACGCAGGAAGCACTGCGTGCAACACTCGAGGAGCAGTATGAGCGTCTGCGGGATGCGGGCGCGCAGATGAAGGAAATGACGGATTCGCTCTTTACATCGATGGCCGACGGCTTTACAAGCGGCTTTCAAAACGTGCTCACAGACGGATTCAAAGGCATACAAGATGCATTTTCGAACATGCTCAAAAACATGCTGAATGCCATCGTGAAATTTGTCATGAATCAGATGATCACGCGCTGGCTGTCGATGATCATGCCTGCGTTTGGCGGGGGCATTCCTGCGTCGCAGGCGAACGCGGCCGTGCCAGGCTATCGTGCAACAGGCGGTCCCGTCGCATCCGGCAGGACGTACCTTGTCGGTGAGCGCGGCCCTGAGATTTTCCGGCCAACGCAGCCGGGGCGCATCTTTAACTCCCTCCCGAGCGGCGGGGGCGCGGCACCGAATATCCGCGTCATCGTGAACAACAACACGAACGAGCGCATGACGGGCACGGCGGAGACGAAATTTAACGGATCCGAGTGGGTGACATCCATCATGATCGATGCGATCGCAACGAACCGAAACGGCATGCGCGACGTAATCAAGGGGGCGGTATAAATGGATTTTCCAAGCATCAAGCCGCCGATCTATCCGATCAAGGAGACGATTCCGGACACGGCGATCAAGGGCAAGCTCGAAAATCAAGTTATCATCGCCCGCAAACGTTTCACGCGCACACCGATGAGCTTCGAACTCTCATGGACGGCGCTTCCGGAGGCGGATTATGAAGCGCTTCGGGCGTTTTACCACGAAGTCAATGGCGCCGTCCCGTTCCGGTGGACGTATCCGGTCGGCGCGGGCGGAAGTTTCTCCGGCAAGGTGTTCAATGTGCGCTTTGACGGGGATTTTTCTTTCTCCTGCACGAATCACGGGTACTGGGAGGGCGGCATCAAACTGACGGAGGCATAGCATGCTCGAATTATCACAGGCAAGCATCATCGAAAAGAACAAGATTGCAACAAGCGGCGTCTGGCTTCTTGCACTCGAAGCGCAGATTCCGGGCAGTCCGCTCTATCTTGTCAACAATACAGATAATCTCACGCTCGGAGGACAGGAATACACCGCCTTCCCTTTCTCACTCGAGGACATCACGGAGGACAGCAAGGAGCTACCGAACGTCAAACTCACCGTGTCCAACGTGACGGGGACCATACAACGGTACGTCGAGGAGAACAATGGACTCGGCGGATGCAAGGTCATTATCCGTGTGTTTCATACGGATATTCCGGACGTTGCCGAGGTCGAGGAATACTTTGTCGTGACAGGCGTCTCTTGTGATGTGGAGTGGGTGACATTCACGCTCGGGACGGACTTTTCCTTTACACGCCGTTTTCCGCCTGTCCGTATGATGAAGGACTACTGTCCCTTTAAGTTCAAGGGACTTGAGTGCGGCTATAAGGGCGCGGCGAGTAAATGCAACAAAACACTCAAGCGCTGCCGCGAACTCGGAAACAACGAACGATTCGGCGGCGAGCCGACAATACCGCAAGGAGGTCTCTATGCGTCCAACAGTACATGACTTTGTCGGTAAGACATGGGCAGAGCTCCCCTGTTGGGAGCTCGTCGTTGCGTGGTACGCGGCGCAGGGAATCACGCTGCGCCCGTATACGGATTACTGGATGGGTAACGCCCCGGCGGATGCGGGGCTTGCTGAATGGACACCCGTGCAGGAGCCGCAGGAGGGGGATATTCTCGCCATGAATCTCACGGGACGCGCAGCGGATCACGTCGGAATCTACCTTGGCGGCGGGAAATTCCTGCACTCGACGGAATATGCAGGCGTCTGCATCGAGCAGTTGGAGCGCTATCGGCGGCGCATTGTTGGAATCTATCGTTATACAGGAGGAAAGGCATGATACAGCTCGTCATCGTCCGCAATCCCTTTGACGTGACAAAGCGGGAGATGCAGGAGGTTGTGTGCCGCGACGGCATGCCGCTCAGCTCGTATTTCTGCGAGCCCGGGCGATGGCAATATTCCATTAATGGAATGCTCTGCGATCCGGACGCTGTACCCGCTGATGGGGACTGCGTCGTTATCGTCCCGTATGTCGAGGGTAAGGTATTCGGCATGATCCTCTCGGTCGGCCTGTCATTTCTGACGGCCGGCATCGCGGGCGGCGCGATCCTCGGCGGGCTCTCAATGGGCTGGCGTATGGTAACGGCCATCGCCATCGGCATGATCGGCGGCGCGCTTGTCTCGCGTCTCAATCGTCCGCGGGTTGACACGAGCAACGCGGATCAGTCGCAGTCGCAGACGTACGGCTGGGGCGGCACATCGACGCTGACGGGGCAGGGGCATCCGCTCGCCATTACGTACGGCGCCATGAAATCGGGCGGTGTCCTGCTCTCACGACATATCATCAGCGACGGGGCGCGGCAGTATCTGCATCTGCTCTACTGCGCCGGTGAGGGAGAGCTGCAGGACATTCGCAATATCCGCATCAATGAAAACCCCGCGGACAACTACAAAGATGTGCAGATCGATATCCGTCTCGGCACAAACGATCAGACGATCATCCCGAATTTTGCCGACAACTATGCGGATCAGCCGCTTAATTATGAGCTGTCAGGAGCGTGGGCAACACACGAAGTACAGGGCAATCTCTGCACGGGCATTGAGCTCACTGTCGCGCTCCCCAACGGACTCTATTACAGCAATGACCAGGGCGGCATGGACCTGACAAGTGTAACGCTCGCGGCAGAATGCCGCATCGTTGGCAGTATGACGGCATGGACGCCTTTGCCGCTCTGTGACTCGACGGGCACGGATGCGTTTTTATCACGCAAAGATGGCGCATGGGTGCGCTCCTTAAATGGTGCGGCGGTCGGCGGTGGATATTCGGGGCGCATCAACGAGGCAACCAACCGGGCAGTATATCGCGTCTACCGCTTTGAAAATCTGCCTGCGGGAAGATATGAGGTGCGGGTGCGCTGCGTCCATAAAGACGGCAATACCACCCGATATGTCAATCGTGTCTATTGGACGCAGCTGACGCAGATCGTCTATGACGATTTTGTGCATCCGGGCAAAGCGCTCATCGGCATCCGTGCACTCGCAACGGAGCAGCTAAGCGGCAACGATCCTGCCGTGTCATGGGTGCAGGAGCGCTCCAAGCTCTATGTCTGGAATCCGTATGCCAAGGCGTATGAAGAAAAACGCGCGGATAATCCTGCGTGGGCATGTTATGACATCCTGCATCAGTGCCGAAAGATCGACGGGCGCTACATCGTCTGCGGCGAGCCCGCCGATCGACTTTCCTACGACATGTTCAAGGCGTGGGCGGAGCAGTGTGACAGCAAGGGTTACACATTTAACTACATTTACGATTCCGCGATGCAGGTGTGGGAGGCTCTACGTTATCCGGAGACGGTCGGGCGCGGCAAGGTCATTATGCAGGGGACGCGATTCACCTGCGTCTATGATTATGCGGCGCAGCCGTCTCAGCTTTTTACGGTCGGCAATATCAAGCAGGACAGCTTCAAAGAGGAGTTCCAAGGAACACAGGGGCGCGCGAACGTTGTGGAAATTTCCTTTATGAACAAGGATAAAAACTATGAGAGGGATGTGCTCCCTGTATTTTCGGACGACTATGACGCGAGCGAGGCGCTTTCCACGCCGACGCAGATCGAGCTCATGGGCTGTACGGATCTCAAGCAGGCGTATGCGCACGGCAAGCACGCCCTGCGTGCCAACAAGTACGAGCTGCGGACATGCACGTTTGATGCCTTTGTGGATGCGATCGCCTGCACGATCGGCGATGTGATCCTCCTGCAGCACGACGTGACGGAGTGGGGGTGCGGCGGCCGTGTAGTCAGCGTCGATGGCGCTGCCGTTACGCTCGATCGCACTGTCACGATGGCAGAGGGCAAGCAGTATCGTCTTATGGTACGCGACAGCAAGACTGATACGCTCCACACCTACGAGGTGCAGAGCGTATCTGGTGCAGTCGTTACACTTGCGCAGGCGGCAGAGATTGCCGCCGATGATCTCTATACCTTCGGAGAAGCGACCAAGGAGGCAAAGCCTTTCCGCGTCCTGTCCATCACGAAGGGCATGACGGAGCAGACGCGCAAGATCACCTGCATGGAGTACTATCCGGAGCTCTACGCGGATGATAACACCGACGTGCCGATTATCGACTACACGACGCAGAGCGATAAGCTCACGGTCAACAATCTCTTGGTCATCGTAGAGATCAAGACGCTGCCGGACGGCACGACGCTCTACGATCTGGCCGTTTCGTGGCGTCTGCCGCGCAGCGCGGTGGCAAAGCAGATCAAAGTCGAGTACAAGCGCGAGGCCGAAGCGGAGTATACGACGCAGGGAATCTATGACGGCAACGCAACAAGCACTGTGATCGCGGGCGTTGCGGCGGCGGTCAGTTACACAGTCCGCGTCACCTGTTACAACGACCTCGGGCTTGCCGGAAATGCGGCAATGCAGACCGTCTACACCGCACCGAAGGATGCGCCGCCCTCGAAGGTGCAGGACTTTTCCGTCGTACAGGATGTGGGCAACAGCAGCGTTCTGCAACTGACATGGAAAGCGAATCCGGAGACGGATATTCTCGGCTATCGGCTCTTTGACGGTGCGGGCAACGTGCTTGTCGATCTGATCGGCGGTACAAGCTACAGCTATTTTATCCCGACATCCGGGACATACGCATTCGGCATCCGAGCAGTTAACCGCTCCGGTGTTGTCTCTGCAGAGACCGCAGATGTATCAATCACTGCGACGGTCGCAGCGGGCAGTGTTGCCGTACCGGATGCACCGCACAGCGGCGAAGTACGACTGCAGGGCAGGACTGTAACGGCCGCATGGGAGGCTGTGACAAACACTTACATCGACTACTACGAGGTGCGCACAAACAGCAACACGGGACAGCTGGCGGGACTTCTCGCGAAGACAGCAGATATCCGCTCTGCGGTATCGCTCACGGCGCGCAGCGGGGCTGTCCTTGTCTACGGACACAATCCGCAAAAGGGCTACGGTGAGCCTCTGAGCATCCATTATGATTTTCCGGCGCCTGCCGCTCCGACGATCAAGATCACAAATACCCTGCAAGGATTTAGTGTCTCCATCCAAAACAAGCCCGAAAATGTGAGCGGCACTCGTGTGCACATCTCGGGCGGCGGTATTAACGAGACGCTCGAAACGACGGGCACCTTTGTTTCCTATGTCGGTGCGGCAGGTGTCTACACCGTGCAGGCGGCGTGCTTTGATTCTTTCGGGGATGGCACGCTGTCACCGGTGCAGGAAGTGATCGTCAAGGCAAAAATCGACAAAAACGATATAGAGAATCTGTCGATCGCGGAGAAAGATCTTGACGCGGCACTCGCCGAACGTATGCGGGACGTGCAGACGACCAAGGAGAGCGTATCGTCGATCGTTGCGAAGCTGTCCGGCAATCCGCAGGAATCCGGCTACAGCGCGATCACGCAGATCTACAACGGCCTGCAACTCAAAGTCAATCAAGGTGATGTCGTAGCGGCTATCAACGTTGCCCCTGCCGGCGTGAAAATCGATGGACGACTTCTGCATATCACGGGGAACACGATCATTGATGGCAATGTCATCGCAAACCACATGCTGCAGGCAGGTACGATAACAGCAGACAAGCTTGCAGTAGATAGCTTGTCTGCTGTATCGGCAAAGATCGGAAAGCTTCGTACGAAGGATACTGGGGCGAGGACGGAGATATCGGATAATCTCATCGAAGTATTCGACGAGAGCGAAAAGACCCGCGTCCGAATTGGGATATTTGAATAGGAGGTATCTGACATGGAAAAACAAGCAGGGGTACAGCTGATCAATGCGCGCGGATCATGCGTGCTTGATACGCGCTGCGGCGTGACGCGCGTTGTTGGGATTGCGAGCCTTGGAGCGAAGAAACGGATGCGCATAGAGATCCCGAATCCCGGGAAAAATCGCATCTGGACGCAGCTCATTTTTCGCGGATCCGGGTATGGGGCTTTTGCGGTGAGTACCGATTGGAATCCTGACGACGAGAAGCTAACAAGGGTTGAGACGTGGGAAGACCTTCAAGGGATTACCGTTACACTCCCCTTCAAGCCAAATGCAGCTTATGATCCGGAGTTTCCTTACACGAACTATGATAAGAACTGTGCTGCGCAGAACCCACATGCGATTATCTACGGCTTCTACTGAGAGGAGGACGGGCTTATGCAATACGCAGAGATCAGAAACGCCAAGGGGGCGTATATCATTGACGATCAGTATCAAAACTATCGGCTCAGTACAATTCCACTGGTGAAGGCGCAGCGGTGCTTGACAGGACTGCATATTGAGAAGAATGAGACAGGCGAGCGAATTTGCACGTACCCCTATTACGACTATGCGAACGGAAAAACCTATGCGTGGCCGCAAGGCGGAAAATACCCGAATCCTTGGTGTTCACCTGCAACCCCAAACAAGGTGCGCGGCATCGCATCTGTGTGGGCTGTTCGTACGTATTTTGATCAACCACGAGCCATATGGCCGAGGGGAGCTTTTTACGGATATGCGGGTCGATGTATTCAGTCGATGCTTGTGCTCCGTAGTCCCCGCTGGCATCCGAGATTCTCGATCAGCCCTACCGATACCGTACCTTATATCTTTGCGCTCGGCGCCGCAATGCCAAATATTGTTTATACCTTTGCAACCATTTTCGATACCTTGCCACAGAAAACGACAGCTCACTTTATCAGCTGTTGGCAAAGAAAAGCATCCCTGTCGCAGTCGCTCCGAGACGGGAAGTCATTTCACGGAAGCAACGTCGGTTATACTGAATTTGACCAAGGACAATACTATCCGGATAACGTTTCTGGCTCGTCGCCCTATCGACCACGTCCAGGCGAAAACTTTACGGCGGAAAGCTATCTTGAGGAGATGGAGACGGCACCGATCCTCTATGCCTATGGGTTGGAGGACTCCCGCATTGGGCTCGATAAGGGCGAGTTTGTCATCAAGAATGAGCGCGGAGAGGTTGTTTTTAATAACCGCTACGATTATATGCGCATTCTCGACTATTTCCCGAGTGTAAATGCCCTGTCGTTTGATGGGGCGGGTATATATAACTCTCCGAAGAGACATTCCTATCCCGGGCGTAAGATCGCCGTAGTTGCACTCTCGCAAAACGCCTGTTATGCAGCCGGCGTTGGCGGGGATGAGTGGCTGTATAATACGGGCTTTTGGTTTCCGAATCCGAGCACAGTGGAGTTTACGACCTGCGTGACACCGTTTGTACGGGCACAGGAGACAGAGCAGTACCCAGGACTGTCGCAGGACTTTGCAAGTCTGGCATCGCTCCTTGGCGTCATGATCCTTGATGTTACCGGCTGTACACCGGGGTGGAAGTACGAGGCGGAGACCGGAAAGCCATTTTTGGTAGAGATAGAGTAGGAGGGCATGAAATGCTCAAAAAGTACATTGTCAACGGGAAAATCACCTATCCGCAGGGCGAAACGAGTATCACGAATTTTACATTTACGAATATGGAGACCGGCGAAATGTTTTCGCTTGCGACAAAGGATCAGGCAGAGGCGGATGAGATCACCTACGGAGATCACGTCGTGATCGAGGTCCGGAAAGACACGGACTCGCCAAAGAAAAAGGAGAAGTAATCCCATAAGGCGCACATCAAAGCGGTGTGCGCCTTTTCTATGCTCGTAATCGAGGGAAGGAGTAAGGAGCGTGGACATAATGATGCAGGTATTGCAGCGTTTGCAGGAAGATTGGGCAATCAAGGTCGCTATATCCTGCATCGTATCAATTACAGTGCAGGAGCACGCACAGATTTTTGTTGCTTTCGCGTGGCTTGTCGTTGTTGACCTCGTCACGAAATGGCTGTCACTGTCGCGCCAATGTCTCATTGACCACGGTACGGGATCCCCGACGCTGTGGCAGGCGTTTCGGGGTATTCAGATGGCCCGGAGGCTTGGGTATATCCGCAGCGAGGAGATGCGTAAGAGATTTACACACAAGATATTGACCTACATCGGCGTAGTTACGTCTTCGCTCGTGTTGGATTTTCTGCTGATGAGTGCGCACCTGCCAGCGTTCGCTGCGAATCTCACGATCGGGTATCTCGCGACGACTGAATTTATATCCATTTTAGAGAATATGCAACGTTCAGGAGTCGAGGAGGCCGATGGCCTTGTCACACTCGTTAAGAGACGCGGCGGGCTTGGAAAAAAGGAGAAAGGAGAATAGCTGTATGCTGAAACAGGAGCGACTGCCTCCGGTAGATTGGATGGTTGGGACAGGACTTGTCGTCGTGGCAGTCCTGTCCGTTTTTTATGGGTCGCCCGAACTCTCCAGCAATGTCACGTCAGGGCTGATTGGATTTCTCGGGCGGTCAGTAATCAGTAAGAAAGGAGCAAAGTAATGAGTAGTCGTGTATTAAGTAAGTCGGCCATGCGCCGCGTAACACCTGCCGAGCTTGAAGTACTTGCGGGGCAGTACCGCGAAAACATCCAAGCGGCCGCCGAATATGTTGGCCGCGAGACCAAGGTGTATCTGCACTGGTCGGCAGGGCGCTATGGGCAGTTTTGGGATGATTACCATGTCCAGATCGACAAGGACGGCGAGATCTACGTCATCGGCGATGGCGAGCTGGATGACGTACTGGCCGCAACGTGGAAACGTAATAGCGGTAGCGTCAGCATCAGTATCCTTGGGTGCCTCGGCGCAACGACTGGCGACCTTGGGCAGGAATCGCCGACGCCGCTCCAGATTGATGGCATGGCAAAGGCAATCGCCGCACTCTGCAACGGGCTGTGGCTGACCATTGACAAGCAGCGTGTCCTCACGCACGGCGAGGCGGCGGACAACGAGGACGGCGTATATGCACACGAGCCCTACGGCCCCAAAAACGGTTGCGAGCGTTGGGACCTCGAGTATCTCGGTACAGAGGAGAGCCCGACGTATAATCCGTGGGCAGAAGACGGTACGCGCGGCGGTGATGTGCTGCGTGGTAAGGCAAATTGGTATAGGCAGTATTGGGCAGACAACGGCGGAACGCCGTGAAAGGAGATTATATCATGAGCAAGTGGACAGACATCAGAGATGCAATCGTCAAGGAGATCAACGTCGATCAGGTGACCGAGGAGGTCAAGCAGCGTGTGACGCGCACGATCCTCGCTGAGTGCATCCCCGCCATCGAGCAGGCGGTCGATAAGTTCGTGACGAAAATCAAGGAGCAGGCAAAGGATGAGCGCGGCTGGTGCTACTGGCGCGACGCAGTCGTTCTGCCTGCGGTTATGCAGGGCGTCGTGTGGCTGGTCAAGCTTGTGCTGGACAAGTCGCTGGCACCGACGGTCAAGACTGCGTGAGATAAACAACGGAATAGATGAACAGAGGGGACAGCGTTTCGTGCGCCGTCCCCTTTATTTTTTGCGTGGTGGAGTTTGACATCATATTGACATCATATACGGTGATTAGATGATGTTATA